TTGCCTTCGCGCACCGCTTCGAGCACGGCCTTCGCCTCGGTGTAGCGGAGCACCACCGGGTGGTTGGGGCCCATGTCTTTCTGCTTGAGGTAGTAGGTCGTCGCCCACCAGCTGCCCAGATCGAGGGTCAGGTCGCGGACGATCCCCGGCACTGCGCCAGCGGCGTAGACGGTGCCGGTGTAGACGCTGACCCGGTCGGTGGCCGATTCCAGCGCGATCGTCAGCTGCTCGTCGCTGAGCTGGGCGGCGGTGCCGGTGCCCGCGTCAGTCGAGTCCAGCACCAGGCGCAGATCGCTGATGCTGGCATAGAGCACGGGCGCCGGGGTCGTCACGTACCGGACCCCCCGGCGTCGGGGGCGGCGCCGTTGCTGACGGCCAGCGCCTGTGCGGCTGACAGGGTCACCAGGTTGCCGCTGCCGCCATAGGCGGTCTCAAGCGCCGAGCCCGCAGGGATGTCCACGATCTTGCCTGCCAGCACGCTGGTCACGCCGCCGTCCCAGGTCACGTTCACGGTGCTGACCACCTGGCGTGGGTTGGCTGCCATGACATCCCCCTCAGTTGGTCAGTGCCAGATGGCCGACGGTGTCCTGGCCGTCTATGAACGCGCGCAGGTTGCCCGCGCCGATCAGGGTGTACAGCGGGCCCGCCGGGTCGAGCATGATCACCTGGCCCTTGAGGTAGGTGGTCGGCCAGATCGGGCCGCCCGTGGTCGGCGCCGAGCCGTACCCGGATGCGCCGCCCGTGCCGGGCTCGCCCGCCACCACGGTGGCCGGGGCACCCGCCGCGACAACGGTGGTGGCGGTGACCACGTACCGGTTGACGGCCATTCAGAACCCCCAGGGCGGTGCGGGGATCGCGGCATCGCCGACGCCGATGCCGCCGTAGGTGGGTGCCACCAGGAGCTGGCCGAACGTGACCGCGCTCAGGTGGCCGCGGACCGCCGCCGTGACCGGGATCGAGGTGGCGCTGCCGGTGGCTGTGACCGTGAGAACCTCAGCGAGCAGCCCGGTGTCGTACAGCAGGACCATCCCGGCGGTGAAGCTCGCGCCACCGGACGCCACCCCGATCGCCGTGCCACCGGCCGCCAGGACCGCGTTAGCCGTGGCAGTCGGCGCCTGCGTGGCGAGCGTGTAGTACCACTCGCAGGCCGAGCACCGGTAGCTGACCGCGCCGTCGATCGCCACGAACGAGCGCAGCGCCCGGCAGCGCGGGCAGTTGAGCCGTACAGCGGCGGGGACAGCGACAACCATGACTCACCCCGTCTTCGCAGTGGCCCGGCGGCCTCGCGGCAGGATGTCCTCGGCGTCCACCGCCGCTGCGCCAGCCTCATCACCAGGCTGCGGCTCGTTCGCCTCGGGGATCATCACCTGCACCGCCGAGCTGCCCGGCGGGTCCGGGCGGGCACCCTCGGGCGGGCCGGGGCGGCCGAGCGGCTGGCCGGTGCGCGGGTTGATCGCGTTGCCGAACAGCATCTTCGGGTGTATCCGCGGCAGCGGGTCTCCCGATTCCTTGGCCGCCCGGATCACCGCTGGCACCCGGCGGGGCGGCAGGAACAGCGCCGCTGTCTCGTCATCCAGCTCGGCCGTCTCCCCGGCCATGACGAGATCCGTTTCCTTGCCGGGGTCGCCCTTGCGCGGGACCGACAGGTTGGTGATCGCCTGGTAGAGGGACATCACACCCCCGACAGCAGGCAGATGCTCAGCGGCTGGTCGAGGCCGAGCGCCGCCGCCCGCTGGGTGTCGGAGCGGAACGTCTTGCGCGGCTCGTCCCGGTAGAGGGGACCGGCGACGAACGGCAGTTCGTCGGCGTAGAAACCGCAGCGGTTCCGCTGCATGATGATCGCGTTGCCCGCCGGCACCTGCCGGGAGACCATCACGTCGAGGTTGAGAATCTTCTGCGGCAGCACACCCGTGTACAGCAGGTTCTCGCTGGCGATGTCACCCACGTAAGGCGCCGCGAACGTGTTCGACTGCAGGAACGTGTTCTTGGTGCCATGGTTAATGATCATGGTATCGGCCTCAAAGCCGAGCCATTGTATGACACCACTCGGGGCGGCAATGTTGGCGTTTTCGACCAGGTAGCAGGCCTGCGCGATGTCCGCGCGAATGGTCGCACCCGCACTCGCCCAGGTGTTGGCCACCGCCAATGTCTGAATGGACGCATTCGCCACCACCGCGGAATAGAACGCGGTGTTCCACGAATAGACCATCGTGTTTTTCACTTGAAGTAGCTGCCTGGTGACAGGATCGACACTCTGGCGGCGGCGCATCTCGTCGGAGACCATGATCGCCATGGCCCGCTCGTGCGAGAAGACCACGCGCGGGATCCCGATGCTGGTCGGCACGACCGGCACCTCGCCGAACTCAGGCCGGATCTCCGGGTAGTCGTCGGCGTACAGCGGCGTTGACTCCGCGTAGCGGACGGCACCGGACGGGGCGGCCCCGCCGTTGCGCAGCACAGAGTCCATGACGAACTCGTTCTGCGTGATGTCGAGGATGAGCTGCGGGATCACCAGGGGATCCTTGAGCAGCTCGTTGACGGTGATTCTCGGGCCGTCTGAGTAGCCTCTGACTGCAGTTGGCATCGTTCAGCTCCCCTCAGAAGATCCGGATCCGGCCCAGGAAGAACGACGAAGCCCCGAGGCCGCCGATCTGCTGGGTGAGCATGCCGGCCGCCACGCCACCGGGGTGAGTGCAGCGGCCGACCACCTGGTCGAACGTGCCCGCCCCGACGGTGAGCACGGTGCCGTTGGCCCCGGTCACCAGCAGCGTGCCTGGTGCGACAGCACCCGCATACCAGCACCAGATGTCCACCCCGCCGTAGTAGACCGAGGTGAAGTCATCGAGCACCGAGATGTCGATCAGCGGCTGGCCGTAGGTGTTGGGGGCACCGGCCTGCGCGGCGAGCACGTTGGCGTCCTTGCTCGCCACCCCCAGGCATGCCTTCGACCCCGCTACCGCGGGCTTGACCGTCAGGTCGGTCGTGCCGGCGGTTTGCGTGGTGTTCTCCACCAGCTGCCCACCGAAGATCAAGGTGGAAACCTGGAAGTTTGCTGGTCCTGCCCTGTAGTGCGGCTCCACCGCGGTCATGAGGCTGGCCTCCTAGTTCGAGTTGGACACGCCGACGGCGAGCCCGAGCTGGTCGCGGAACGAGGTGGCCCGCATGTTGCCCGCCCCGAGCGCAGTGACCTCGGCGGCGGTCAGCTCGACCACATCGCCGGGCTTGAGGACGCGGGCGGGGTGCGCGTAGTCGGTGGCCGCGATCGTCACGGCCTTGGTGATGATCTGGCGGGCCATGTCAGCGGATCCCGAACAGCTGGGCCTCGGCGCGCTTGACGATGTCGTCGCGCTCGGCCGCGCCCTGCTGCGCCGGCTCGTCCATCTCGGTGCCCAGCTCGACACCGAGACCGAGCTGCTGGCCGAGCTTCTGGTATTCGGCGAGGATCTTGCGGGTGATCTGGCCGGCGTCCACCGTCTTGCCGCCGGACAGGTCCACCACGTGGCCCGCGCCTTCCAGCAGCGGCTGCGCCAGGTCGGCGATGAACGGTGGCGTGCCCGCGGCGATCAGCTTGGCCCGTTCACCCTGCCAGCGCTCGGTGTCGAGCTGGGCGCTGATGATCGCCAGCTGCCGGGCGTTCTCGTCACCGGTCGCCTGGGCCAGCTCGACCGCCATCGCCGCCTCGGTGGACAGGGCGGCCGGCTCGGGCTCGCGGGCCCCGGCCTCTGCCGCCTCCTCGGCTTCCATCTGCGCTTCGAGCGCGGCCAGCTCGTCGTCAGACATGGCGTCGATCTCGGCCTCGATGGCCTGCAGCTCGGCGTCTTCCGGGCCGGCGCCGTTGCCGTCGCCGCCGTTGAGCCCCTCGACATCGGTCATCGAGGCGACGATCTGGCCCAGCTTGTCCGGGTCCAGGTTGAGCAGCTTGGCGAGCTTCGCCTGCTGCTCATCGGTCAGCTCTGGCATGCCAGATTCCTCTCCTGAGAACTTCTCGCCGGATAGGTCATAGGTGACCTCGGCGTCATTGGCGGCCTCGACGGCCGACCAGCCGCCCATGCCTGGGATGCGGGGGTCGAGCGTGGCCAGCACGTGCTGGATGGCGCGGGGGAAGAACTTGCCGTCGGAGCGGTCGTACTCCTCGACGATCCGGGCGCTCACGCCGACACCGGGGTTGTCGGTGAGTACCCGCCCGCCGCGCTCGGTCGGCGTCACCTCGATGTACAGGCCGTCCGGGCCGAGGGTCATGTCGGTGATCTGGCCGCCCGTGCGCTCGACGTCGTTGGTGTGCTTGTTCTCGTCGCCGGCGAGCTGGAATGGCACCTGGTCATAGGCGCGCTGCC